TCATTTTGTGCGGCGGCCCTGCTGTCAAACCGCCTTGCCAAGAGATGATCCGGCGTCCAAAAATGTCGCCCTGGCCTGTGTTCCGCATAGTAGTGCAGACACACACGATTCCGGCTTTCTTGGGTCGCAATATCATCGCGCTCGATTAGCCAAGCGATCTCGTCATGCGTCATGCGCCTACCCTAAACTGCCCATTGGCTTCGTTGCGCTCGTCCTGTATCTCGTCGATTTCCTCGTGCAGTTCTTCGAGCGTTCGGGCTTCACAGCACAGGCCGTTGCCGCGCCAGCCATCTTCCTCGCCTTCCCACGAAGCGTCGTAGTCAGGGTGGACCGCCTGATAGCGGCCATACTCGAACGTGATGCGCCAACCGCGATAGGTCTTGCCGTCCATCATCCTTGCTCCTGCTTGGCCCGTTCGGGCGGGGTGGTGGGGGCGCATGGACAGTGCCCCAAGGTTCGCGGTGAACCTAAATCGTCCAGCAGCCGCGAACAGACCTCACGAAACGGCACCCTCGCCACAACGGAACGCACGGAAAAGCGCCATATGCGCGCAGGAACCATGCTTTCGGGAGGCAGGGGCCGGAGGTTCGAATCCTCTCTCCCCGACCAGCATTTCCGCCATTTCGGCTTCGAATGCAACAGGCGCTCAAGGTTCATATTGAACCTCCGGCGGCGGATTCGATGGCTCTGGCAACCCCGCGCAGGTGTTCCGGGCTAAAACGAGCGTAATGCCGTTGCGTCGTGCGATCGTCGTCATGGCCCAGCATCTGCGCCAGTTCCGGCATCGAAACCCCCGCCTCAGCGGCCCATACCGCGCCCGTATGCCGCAGCGTGTAGGGTGTTGCGTGGACACCGCTCCTTTCGCTGGCGGCAGCGAAGGCTTTCTTGATCGAATGGACCCTCTGCCCGCCGCGCTCGATCACATATTCGCAGGTGCGTCCGGCATAGGCGGTTTGCAGCGCGGCGAGCAGCGTATCGCCCACCGCGACCACTGTGCGGCGCTTGGCCGTGCGGACATACCCGGGCGGCGTGAAATCGACCTGGCGCCGCATGAAGTCCACCCGATCCCACGTCAGTTCGAGAATAGCCCCTGGCCGCGCGACCGTGAACAGCCCGACCAGCACATAGAGGCGTGCGTGCTCTGCCCTGACGGCGGCGAAGAAGCGCTGGAACTCGGCTTGCGTCAGGTGGCGGGTCTTGCGCTCAGGGACGGGTGGCAACCACACTGGCCGGCGGCGCAGAATATGCCCTGCCGTGGTCGCCCAGCCCAGCGCGGTCGAGAGTTGCATCAGCTCATAGCGCGCGGTCGCGTCGGCAACCTTGCGGCGCGAGCGATAGGCGCGGCACATCGGCTCATCGACCAGCTCGGGATCCACTCGCTCCCAGAACGGCCTCATCGCCTTCCACGCATCCTCGCGCCGCGAGTGCGACGGCTTGTGCGCGATTGAGGCGAGATAGGCGGTCATTATCCGCCCCACGGTCCATGGTGAACGGTCGCCCCGCTCCCAGATGCCTCGCGCTTCCGCCTCGGCGCTCTGCCGATCTGTCGAGTGGAGGGTTCGGCGGCGGCGGATGCGCTCGCCTTCCTCGTCGATTTCCCATCGGACCAGGGCGAACCCGCCGCGGAATCGCTGGACGGCGTAAGGCTGGTTTGGGGCTGGCATTCGAATCTCTCCACTTCGGCTGCTGCGATGCGGATAAGCGCACCCAAGCGGAAGCACTGCAAGTCGCCTTCATGGATGAGCTTGCGGATAAGCCCCTCGCTGCAATCCCACCGCGCGGCGAGCTGGGCGACCGAGAGTGGCCGCGCTTCCTCGGGCTGGCGGCAGGGGGTGGTCATGCAGCAAGCGCCGGAAGTTCAATGGCGGGATCTGCCTCAACACATTGCCTCGCCCGAAGCGCGGCGCAAATCCCAAGGGTCAAGTCGCGGCCCGAAAGGGTCCAGCGAAGCGCGGGGAGCATGGCCCCCATCGTGGGACGCTTCGGAACGCACACCCCGAACCTGCCGCACATCTCAAGCAATTCTTCGCGCCAGAGCATATCCAACGCCCCGTGTGGCAATGGTGTTGAAATGGCCGGTCTTGGTTCCGTCCAATCCTTGTTGTCTGCCGGGAAAAACCAATGCGTCGCATGCCACTGCGTGGCTTCTTTCACTGCGGTCAACCCGAACTTGTTGTGCACCGCCGCGATGACATGCTGCGCGCAGCCGCGCATCGCCGCGACCTGATCCTTTAGCCGGTCCAGTTTGTCGCGCTCGGACTTGATCTCGACCGCAATAATCTCGGCCCGCGACACGGCCAGCACGTCGATCCGGTTTCCGAAACTGGAAGCATTGACCTCGTGCATGATACGAGCCTCGGGACGAATTTGCCGCAGTCTGGCCACTACGGCTTCGCGCACCTCGGCCTCGGCGCTGCTGCGATACGCGGGCACTACCGCCCCCACCCCTCGCTACGCACCGCAGCGCAATCGACCACCGCCAGGCACGCCCGCCGAAGCTCGCGCTCGGACACAGGCCGCCGCGTCACCACCTGCTCGACAATCGAGACATTGACCTGCCGCGCGCGTTGCTTGCGCAGGAAGTCCCGCGCCAGTCCCGCCGTGCCGAAGCTGGCGACCACGCGGCCCGATGGCGCTAGGGCGAGGTATTCGCGGGTCATGGGTTCTCGCGCTCCCACTTTTCGTTCGCTGCTCTTTGGGCTGCCTTTGCTCGCTGGATTTCAGCGGCGGGGTTTCCCACCCTGAGCGCGTCGAGCAGTTCTTCAAGGGCCGCGTCTCCATGGTCATACCATGACGGCTGAATGAACAGCCTTTCGCCCTCGCGATAGACGCTGAACTTGCAAGAGCGCCCGTGGACGTAATCCATGGATACGGCGATCCAACCGGGCCGTTCCCGATTGATTATCTTGTCGGTGTCCTCGTCGGACAGCCCGCCCGCTTGGAAGTGCAGAAAGCCCAAGCCTTGAGGACCGGACATTCCGTAGGCCAGCTTCACCGCATCACGCAGTTTGTCCGCCGGTATTTCGATGTAGCATTCGGTATTCATCCCACCGCCCCCTTCTTCTCCGCAATCTCGGCCTCGACCTCGGCCACGGTGGCGTCGTCATCGTCCGAAAACGCATCCTGCGCCGCAAGGTAGCTGTGGCGTGACGCGGCGGCTGCGATGCATTCCTCGTGCAGGTCCGGGCGCTTCTCGGCCAGTTCGGCGAGTTTGGCGGCCTTTTCCTTGACGAACGATTCCAGTTCGTCCGCGTCGGCTTCCTGGACCTTGGCGATGTAGGCGTTGGCCCATTTCACGGCGGCGTCGGGTTTGTCGGGCTTCGGTGCCGCGACTGCCAGCGGGTCGACCGTGAACGGCGCGCGCTTGGCCTTCGATGCCGTGAGCGCCATCGTCTTGCGTTCGTCGATATGGCTCATGTGGCTGATGCGAATGCCGCCGACCTGCATCCCGCCGAATTGCACCTTGGGATCGCGATAGAGCGTCATCGACCGCCCGACATATTGCGCGGCGTCGGCACCCCAGCAATGGATCATGACCCGGCGCATCGACTTGCAGGGGCGGAACGGCTTGTTGTCGTCCCCGTCGAAGAAGATGTTGATCGGCTGCTCGGGCGAACCTTCGTTGGCGCTAACCCGCGTGACGCGGATCGTCAGCGGCCCGGCGATCAAATCGTCGGCGTTGAGCTGGTCGGACTTCGGCGCGACGAATTGCGCCATGTCGATTGCGGTGTTCATTTGCTTACTCCCGCACGCGCAATCGTGGCGTCGCCGAGCGGTGTCCCGACCAGCATCCCGAGCGCGATCTTGTAGGTTTCGAGAATGGCTTCCATCTCGGCGCGGTCGTCGGGCCGCATCTTCCGCAGCCGCACGATCTGGCGCATGATCTTGCTGTCGTAGCCGACCGCCTTGGCTTCGGCGTAAACGTCGCGGATATCGTCGGCGATGCCCTTGCGTTCTTCTTCAAGCCGTTCGACGCGCTCGATCAAGAGGCGCAGGCGGTCGTCGCTGGCATTGCTGTTGTGTCCCTGGGTCATACAAACATCTCCTGTTCAATTCGGCGTTCGGTGGGGATGAGGCGCGGACCCTTTTCGCTGTTCAGGGCGTCGTGGTAATCGGCCACGACTTCATTGATCCGCGCCTCGAACTTGGAAGCTGCTTCGATGATGGCGTCCTGCACGGCGGCGTCGGGCTCAACCCGCATGGTCGTCATGGGGAGCCCGCCGGAATAGCTTACGAGGTCGCACCACTTGCGCCCGGTCACGAGCAAGCCGCACTGGACTTGCAACATGTAATCCTCGGGGATCGCGCCGTCGGCCCAATGCTCGACAATCGTCTGCACCTGGAACTTCTGCCGCCGCGACTTGCATTCGATCTGGCCTTCAGCGCCGACCAGTCCATCCGGGCTGTAGCCGAGCGTAAAGCCCCAACGGTCGTTCGTGATAAAGCCGACTTCCTCGACCTTGGTGTAGGTCTTGGAATAGAGCCCGCGCGCGGTGATTTCGTCTTCCTGTCCGCGCAGCATATCGTCGCCGATGTAGGTCGGCTCGACATAATTGCTGATCCGCTGGGCCGCGAGTTCCCACAGGTGCGAGCGCGACTTCGGGTTGTCGGCGATCTTGAGCGTCGGCGTGAGGATATGCTTAATCTCCGACGCCGTGAGCAAGCCACAGCGCGCGGCCAGCCATTCGTCGCTGCCCTGGATGAGGTCGCGGTGAAAGGTTACGCCGGGGCGCTTGGCGATAACGGGCGCGTTCATACCCATTCCCTCTGCAATTCGGCCCAGCGCGCGGCATCGGCGCGTCCTGTGGCAATGTGTTCGTCCAACTTCATCGGCG